TTAGGCTACGGCACGAACCTCAAGGGCGGCCAGGCTCTCTTTTTGTTCCTTTTCAGTCTGGGCTGCTAATGCTTCGGCTGTTGCCAACAAACCAACTTGTCTATCTTTATTGCATCGCCTAAATGCACACACAAGCTGCCATTCATCATTAGCTAAGCCCTCAGGCGGTTTAGGTTGAACAAAACCTTGTGCCTTAGTTTCAAGGGCTTGCAGCTTGTTTTCTAGTTGATCTATACGTTTTTGCAAGTCATCTTGGCTAGGTGTTATGGGATTACTCACTTCTTTTGTTAGAGGTTTTAAAAATCCTAAAGCTCGTTGAACGTTGTCTGGCAAGCTAGAATAATGAAACTCAAAGCCACCGCCTTTTATTCCTTTAGCCTCTCTTTTTATCCAGCCTTCTTGTCTTGCTTTTCTAGTTACGTTTGATGGAAATGGAGAAAGTCCACCAATACCAGCCAAATCCCTTGGTAAATACCATTCTTTTTTTGATTTCATAAATCACCTTATCAAATCAAAACTGATTTAATTTGATTTAAAAATAAATATCAATATAAATCAATTAGTTAAACAAAAATAAGGTAAATCATTAAAAATTTTATCAAATCAAATATTGACTTGATAATGAATTGGTAACATAATGCGAAATAGTTAAATGATTTACATTGTTGAAGTAGTTATAAAAACTAATTTTTAAGGATCTCACATAATGAGTAGAAATAAAAGATCTCAAGATATGAGTAACCACGAAATTCGCGGTGAGCTGATGAAAAGAGGCAAATCCTTATCCCGATTAGGAATTGAAAATGGGTTAGCAAAAACGACTGTTCGCAATGCGTTAGATAAGCCCTACCCCAAAGGGGAAAAGATTATCGCAGATGCTTTAGGTCTTGAACCTTGGGATATATGGCCTAGTCGTTACGCCAATCAAAGATAAGGGGTTGGATTATGAAAGAATGGGTTACAGCTAAAGAAATTGCTGGAATTGCTGGCTTATCAACGCACCCAAGTAATGTAAATAGACTGGCAAGAAAAGAGCAATGGAAGTTTAGAAAAGTAAAAGGAGTTCAAGGGGGAGGATACGAATACGCCTTCACCTCTCTCCCCCAAGAAGTCCAAGCGGAATATTTGCTTAAAAACAGCAAACCGTCAAAACAAAGTGCGGTAGAAAAACAAGCTGAAAAGCAAATGAGTGAAAGCGCGTGGAATGTCCTCGCTTCGGCTACTAATGAACAAGAACGCCGTGCTGAACGTCGTTTTAATGCGGTGATGAAGCTAAAAGGGTTGCTTGATATGCGTCTTAAATTAATGGACGCCATGGATCGGGTGGTTGAGCATTTTGCGGGGCAAGAAGGTGAAGCGGTGAGCCGTGGAAGTCTGAAGCGTTGGTGGTACAAAGTGAAAAATCACCCACAAAGCAACTGGTTGCCGTTGTTGTTAGATAGAGTTGAGCGCGACACCACAAGCCGCTATGCCAAGATTGACGAGCTTGCGTGGCAATTCTTTTTAGGGGAATACTGCCGTCAAGCCCAACCTAACTTTGCCATTTGTTATGAAGAACTGATGTATGCAGCGGAGGAAAACGGCTGGGCAGTGCCAAGTCTTAACACCTTAAAACGCAAATTTAACCGAGAGCTGACGCCCGCCCAAATTGCCCTGATGCGAGGGGGTGATCACGCCCTGCGTGAAATGGTAAAACCGCAACGCCGTAGTGTGGCACACCTCCAAGCCCTTGAGATTATCAATGGCGATGGTTATCAGCATAACGTGTTTGTGGATTGGTATGAGGACGGCTCTCGCCCTATCCGCCCAAAAACGTGGTTTTGGCAAGATGTTCGTACCCGTCGCATTTTGGCGTATTGCGTGGACGACAGCGAAAACGGTGATCAAATCCGTCAAGCCACCCTGCGATTAATCAAACAATATGGCATCCCAAAGAAAATTTTAATGGATAACACCCGAGCCGCCTCCGATTTGCAAACCTCCACCCAAACCAAACGAGGTAAGCGGAATAAAGCCATTGTGGTTGATGGGTTGTTTGAACGCCTTGGTATCCAAGTGATCCGAACCCTTGTATTTAAAGGGCGAGGCAATGGACGAGCCAAGCCGATTGAGCGTGCGTTTAGACGTGATGGATTGCCCGCTTACATTGACCGAAACCGCCGTTGCGAAGGCTTTTTTACGGGGGATAGCCCAACGGAAAAACCCGAAAACTACCAATACAAAAAAGGCTTAGATAAAGCGACATTTTTGCAAATTGTTGAAGAGGGTGTGCGTAAGTGGAACGCCAAGAAAGGACGCCAAAGTGAGCTAGGGCAAGGCATTTACAGTGCCGATGAGTTATGGGCAAGGGATTATGCCCAAGTTGAAGTGATAAAACCTACCGATGAGCAGTTACGCCAATTAATGATGTTAGGCGAAAGCACCAAAGTGGACAAATACGGCTGTTTTACCCTCAAAGCAGGCTACCGCTTAGACGGCGAGAAAAACACCTACTACGCCGAAGCCTTACAAGGCGGGCAATATCCTTATGTGGTGGTGCGTTTTGACCCCGATGACTTGCACGGCACGGTGTATGTGTATGACTTAAATGGCGTGTATTTGTGTGATGCGATCTGTGATAAGCCACTCGCCTTTGACAGCGTGAAAGGGGCTGCAATGCAACGTCGCTTAGAGGCACAAGAAGCACGCCAAACCAAAAAGCAAGTACAAACCCTAGAGAAAATGGACAAACACCAACACGAACAATACCGCAAGCATTTTGACGACGTACCAGAGGCGGAGTTAGTTGAGCCGAAGAAAGTCAAGCGACTAGCAATGTTCGAGGGGAATTTACAACGCAAAGTCGAAGAAATGGATTGGGTGGTGGATGACGATCCCCCTACTGAAAACGGATTTGCCAAAGGTGTAGCGAAGTTTAAACAGTTATTAAATGATGATTAAAGCAACAGGAGAAAGTGATGAGTCAACGAAATCTACAACGCAGAAAGAGCCTAAAAGTCGCAAGCGCACTCAAAGCCCTTGAACGTGAAAATACAGAACAACTCAATCAAGCAAAAGAAAACGAGGAAGTTGTCGCTCAACTTGAAAGGCAAGCCTTGAGTAGCGTTGCAAGAAAGTGGGAATTGACTGAACAATTTCTTGCCGATACGACACTTCCCCGCTCTTTGCAAGTAGCGTTGAAAGACTATCAAGCCGCGTTAAGTATCGCCATTTCGCGAAGAGTAAAAGTAAATAGACGTCTTTTGGGGGTATTTTGAAATGACGGCTAAACCAGTAAACCAAGTTGACTTGATGTTCTTCATTGTTTGCGTAGGTAAATTCTTCAACATAAGGCAAAAAACGCTGTTCAATCAAGGTGTAACGGGAAAAGTTAATTTTATGCAAGATGAAATTTAAGCGTTTTTTAACCGATTTAGGGATGCCTTTAAACACGGTTTTTTGATGTTTTTTGGCAAATTTAACAATAACAGGATCCATAAACTACTCCAGTGGGACAAGAGGACAAAAAAATGACAGAAATTATTGAACAAATCAAGCAAATTATTGAAAGCGGTGAAATTAACCGTATGCAACTTGCAAAAGAAATTGGGGTAACGCCACCTGTTATCTCAAGTTATCTCAATGGTAAATATACAGGGGATAATGACAAAATCACCCAATCTTTGGAAGGGTGGCTTGAGCAACGCGAAATCAAACGTAGCCAATTTATGACCGCACCTGAGTTTATTAAAACCCCAACCGCCGAGCTTATTCACACCATTATTAGTTATGCTCATGCGTTAGGCTGTATTACCACTGTGTTTGGAATGAGTGGTGCAGGTAAAACGGTCGCCGCACGGGAGTATCAAAAACGCCACCGCAATGTGTGGCTGGTTACCGCCCACCCAAGTCGAGCTAGCCTTGCGGAAATGCTTTATGAAATCGCTCTTGAATTGGGCGTGGGCGAACCGCCAAAACGCAAGGCTGCCCTTGCACGCTTAATTGAAAGCCGAATGAAAGGCACAAAAGGCTTGCTGATTGTTGATGAGGCGGATCACCTCTCTTATGAAACGCTGGAAGAGTTACGTCTTATTCAGGAAGCCTGCGATGTAGGAATGACTTTAATTGGGAATGACAAGGTTTACACCCGTATGCGTGGCGGCATTAACCAAAGCCACGACTTTGCCCGCCTTTGGTCGCGTAGTGCGAAAAACGAAAGCATTCAGCATTGCAAAAAAGAAGACATTGTCGCCATTGCCAATGCGTGGCAACTGGATACCACAGATAAAAAACTGATCAGCTTATTAGCAGAAACAGGCAAGCGAGGTGGTGGCTTACGCATTTTAACCCAAGTGCTACGCCTTGCGTGGTTTAGTGCCAACGGCGACAACAAACGCCTTGATTATGACTACATTTTAGCGGCGAAAAATGAATTGCAAGGGGAAACGGTATGAAACGCACCACATTAACCCACCCAAACCCTGTTTTACGAGGCAATAACGAGATGGTGTTGAACTACCTAAGCCAAGTGCAAAAGTGCATTAGAAAGCTGGAAGAAATGGGCTTGCACGTGATTAATGTGCATTTTGAAAGCATTAAACCCAAAGTGCGGGTGCAACCCAACCATAACACCAAAGAGCTAGAAAAAACCGCTCAAGCGATGCGGTATATCCTCGGTAATGATGGACAACGCTTTGACGAGTGGCAAATGATGGTGCAAGGCATCAAAGTAGTTTGGAGGAGTTATGTCCAGTAAAAAGAAAGGAAAGGTCGTTTATGCCCTTTATCGCGGTGAAACCAACCTTGGTGATGGTACAGCCGCAGAATTGGCAAAACGGTTAAATAAAAACCGCAATTATATCCCGACGCTCGCCTGCAAAAGAACGCACAGGTTAGCAGAGAATAACCCAAACCGCTTAATGGCAATCAAAATTGGTTATACCACTGATGAACTATAAGGAGGAAAAATGAAAAAAATCGCCGTAATTTGCACCGCACTTTTATTGGCGGGGTGTGATGGACAAACCCGTGCCAAGTTTACCGACGTGCGAATTGCTGAAATTTGCAAAGGTGGCGTGGTGTATTTAGTTGTTAATAACGGAGGCATCACCCCCAAAATCAACGGCAATTATGACGTTTATACCTGTAATCAATCAGCTAACCCATAGGAGAAAACAATGAGTAAAACCGTAATCGAAGGAAAAACCTACTGGCGAGATGCCAAAGGCAATCTCACACCAGAGGAATTGGTGAAAGACATAGACAAAGAACGCCACGCCTTAGTGTGTGAGTGGGTGGAAAAAGCCAAAGCCTTAAACCTTGAGATGAGCCGCTTTAAAGGTGGGATTTTTGGTGATATTCAGGCTTTCATCGAACTGTCCGCCGAAAAGTACAACGCCAAACTGGGCGGCAACAAAGGCAATATTACGCTATTTAGCTATGACGGCAAATACAAAATCGTGCGAGCGATTAGCGATCATTTGCAATTTGATGAACGCATTCAGGCGGCTAAGGCGTTAATTGATGAGTGCCTTAGCGAATGGTCGGAAGGCTCTCGCCCAGAGCTAAAAACCTTGATTGAGCGAGCGTTTGATGTGGATAAAGAAGGCAATCTCAACACAGGGAGAATTTTAGGCTTACGCCGTGTGGAAATCACCGACCCACGTTGGCTAAATGCAATGCAAGCCATTAGCGAAAGTGTGCAAATCGTAAGCAGTAAAGCCTATGTGCGAATTTATGAGCGGGTGGGTGATAGCGATCAATATCAGCCGATTAGTTTGGATATGGCGGGGGTGTAACTATGTGGAAACCAAGCAAATCAGATTATGAGAAAGTCAAAAAGTTATTAAAAGTTCACACTTTGTTGCCAGAGGAAGAAGAACAGCTGCATGAAATTCAGTACGCCTATGAAAACCCCGTTGAAATAGATTGGGTTCATAGAGCAACGCTAATGGCACTAGAAGAAAAATATAAAGCTCAATAAAGCCCTTTTCAACACGCTTTAAAGCCCATTTAAGGCGTGTTTATAAAGTGTTTTAAATCAAAAAATAGGAGCAATGACAATGAATTATCACGCTGAAATAGACGTTAAATTGACTTTGGGTATTGAAGCTGAAACCAAAGACGATGCGATATGTTATATCCAAGAACGACTAGCAGAAATGAGTGAAAATTACGACATCAAAATGAGATATCGAATTAATTTTGTGAATGAGGAATGCGACGATGAAGAATAAATACCTTGTCAGAGTTTATGGAATGGTTGAAATCACCGTAGAAGCCGAAAGCATTGAGCAGGCGGCGGAAAAATGTGATTTAAACACCTTAGACCTGAATAAATTGCTTCATCAGATTACGGAAATTGACGAGGTTGTGGAGGTTGAAGAGCTATGACAACGCAAAAGCAAAGTGAACTTGCACTCAAGCTGGATATGATGATCGGACAGCTTCAACAGGCGGTTAGAGCGATTAATACGGGCAACTATATTGCGGCTGGGGTGTATATGGAAATGGTACAAAATCAGTTGCCAAAAGCGAGATGGCAGGTAAGGGGGTAAAGATGAAATCGTTTACATTAGTTTTAACAGCAACCTTTGATTTTCGTGACGATGAAGCGAATGAGATTGGCATTAAATGGTCTAGCACAGATGGAAAAGCATTATCAGAAGCCCCAAAAGAGCTTAACTTTACGATTAGGGAGTTGATGAGTGATTGTAATTATGCCCTAACTATTTTAGGTCATTTATTTAAGCAATTTAGTCAAGAGAAGCAACCCGTCACAGCTACTGCAAGTGTTAAGTTTGAAGGGGAAAATGAGGATTGGCAACTGGCTTTTTCCGTACCAGAAAAAAATGAAGCAAATGAATATATCCAAGGATTGCTTTTTGGATTGCTAACACAGAGAAATGAACTTTTGCGAAAGATAAAGTTATTAGAAAAGGAATTGTATTAAAACGCATAAACATGAGAAAACAAATGACATACAACATTGATCTAACAGAGAGAAATAAGAGGTAAAAAATGATTAACGAAAAAGTCCGAATGACAATCGAAATAGAAATGGAACGCTACCAACTTGAACAGCTAGAAATATCAAGTAAAACAGAAGTGTTAGGTGGCAATATTGTTCGACTTGATTGGGAAGGTGGTGTATTCGATGAAGTTGATGGTTACCGCAATTTATTCAACATCGTAGATCCGAGTTTAATGAGTGTGCTTTTTGATAACTTAGAAGACGAGCATTTTGTTAATGAATCACAGCTTGCCATTAAGCGAGTTATTACGCCAATTTTAATAGATAAACGTAAGGAAATTTGGGGAGTAAAAAAATGACACGTAGACAAACTGAATATAGAAAGCTAGAAATATTGATGAAAGCAGATAAACATTTTTATGATTACTGTGAATATACCAAGTATTGGTATGGAGCTGACAAATGGGAAAATCGCAAAGATCCTGTCATAAACGGTATTCGGTTAGCTATTGGACAATATATTCAGAAGGGCGCCTCGGATAAAGGAATTCGGTTTTCAGAATTTGTTCAATGTTTAAGTACAGACTTTGCCAATGGATGGTTGAATGCCGCTAGAGAAGCGGAAGAGCTTCCCAAATATAGCCGGCAAAAAGCTAAGAAACATAAAATTGGGCGAGGATGTGCTATGCCTGGTACATGGGAATATGGCTATGAATAAATTTAGAAGGTAATGAAGATATTAAAACCCATTTACCGCCCTTTTGCGAGAGGGCGGAATAATGTGTTTTAAAGGAGAGATTATGTACACCAAGCCTAAATATATCCAACTTATCCACATTGCCAAGCAAAAGTTGGGCATTGATGAGGCTAGCTATCGCATAATGCTAGAACGCCTAACAGGCAAAAGTTCAACAAAGCAAATGACTATTCCTGAACTTACTAAAGTATTAAGTGAATTAGAAGACAAAGGCTTTCGCAATACCGCAAGTAAAGCCTTTCGCACTGTCAGCAAAGAAAAAAGCAAGAAACCCACTATCGTGGATAAAATCCGCGTGGTGTGGCGTGCAATGCACCAAAATGGCATTATTCGAGATGGTTCAGACCAAGCCTTAGATCAGTTCGCGCGTAATATTGTTAATCGTGAGCTGGTAAAAAAAGGCAATAATTTCTTGATATTAAATGTATCGGGGCTAAATCAGGATGTAAAATTAGCCACAATCGTGCTTGAGCGCTTAAAACAATGGCAAAAACGGGTGGAGAAACAGCATGGATCAAGATAAATTAGACATTTTTGAACGCAAAGCCCCTGAAGTGTTGGCTGATTTGGCTGCGCATATTGAGCAAGAATTAATAAATCGTTATGAGATGCCCGAAGAACAAGCCAAACAAGCGGGAGTTGATGTCGCAATGCGCATTTCTCGCGCTTGGGCGGGGGAAATCATTTATATCCCCCGTGCTTTGCTATTGGCATTATCTGAGCGAGATTTGAAGATATGGCATGAATTTAACGGCGTTAATCACCGTGAGCTTGCCCGTAAGTATGGCGTATCAATGCAATGGGTATATCAGATAGTTAAACGGATGCAAAAGGAAGATATCGACCGTAGGCAGTTTGATATGTTTAAGTAAAAAATCTTTAAACCACTTTAAAATAGTTCTTTAAACAAAATCTTTAAACTCCTTTTAAAAGCATTTAGTTAGAAGGAGTTTATGTTATATGCCCTTTCCCATTACCAAAATCGTGATCCACTGTTCTGCCACGCAGAACGGTAAATCCTTACGCAATAAAACAAAATCCGCCGCTCAAGTGATTGACAGCTGGCATAAGCAGCGTGGTTTTAAGCGTAACCCTATCAACACCAAACATTTTAACCCGCACTTACCGCACATTGGCTATCACTTTGTAGTTGATGTTGATGGCACGGTAGAAACAGCTCGCCAAGAGGGGGAAAACGGGGCTCACGTTAAAGGGCATAACGCCCATAGCCTAGGTATTTGCCTTGTAGGTGGTATCAGTATTGATGGTAAAAACTACGGACGCTACACCGCTAAACAATGGTATGCCTTGCATAAGTTACTGAGAGAACTCGAAGCAAAATATCCCGAAGCCCGTATTTGTGGGCATCGTGATTTATCGCCTGATTTGAATGGAGATGGCACGATTACCCCGAATGAATGGCTAAAAGCCTGCCCGTGCTTTGATGTGTGGGAATGGCTGGATAGTGAGCAAATCATTAACCAAGAGCATTTATTTAAGGAGTAAATGATGAGTGCGTCAATGCAGCAATTTTACTGGGGTAAAGCATTCTCGCGAGGGTGGAAAATGAGCAATAACGCCAAGTGGAATAAGGCTATTAATGGTGGGCGTACAGCAGCACAACAGTTTTATTTGTTATGGAGTTACTAAATGGCATTAAAAGAATTAATTACCAACGACAACGGTCGCCTTAGCACCACCGCCTTTATTCAATTTTTCGGGGCGGTTTTGATGGCAATAATTTTGGCTTATAGCGTCTATTTAGACCGCTCAAATGTCAGTGAGCTTTTTACCACTTTTGCCCTATTTTGTGGCGGTGGTGTGGCGACTAAAGGCTTTGCCAATGCCCTTAATCACCGTAAATCCTCACTACCGCAAGGAGAAGAGCAATGATGTTATCTGCAAGTTTAATTGCCCTCGGTGGCTTTGCCTTATTTGTGGTTTACGCCGTATGGCGATTTAAAAAAGCGGAGCGAAGCCTAGAACAAATGTTTGCCACCGTAGAGCGCCTTGAGCAAGAAAAAGCCGTGGCACAAGCCCAAGTAAAACAGTTTGAAGTGAGAAAAAACAATGAAAAAAACCACCGCACTGCTGATCGTAATGATCTTATTGACCGCTTGCAGCAACAAGGCGATCTCCGTGATTAATCCGAGTTGTTCTGGCTTTGGTTTAATCCAAGCCAGTCGGCAGGATACCACTGAAACCCTACGCCAAATTGCGGTGCATAACGCCACTTATCGGGTGATTTGCAAGGAGCAAAGTAATGACAATTAATGTCGATTTTTGGCACTTGGTGGGGCTTCTGCTTTCATTCTTAGGTTGCTGTTTTGGTTTTGCCAAAATCTTGGTGGCACAGTTTCAAAGCAGTTTAAGCGAGCGACATCAAAACCAGCTCAAAGTCAATGATAAAGTGGAAGAACTGGAAAAGCAATTCAACCAAATGCAGTCATCTTTACCGCTGGTTTATGTGTTGCGTGATGACTACATTAGAGGGCAAACGGTGCTAGAAGCCAAAATGGATGCCTTACACAAAACTTTAAGTGATTTATACAAAATGGAGAGTGCAAAATGATAGAAAAAGCCCGCCGTGAAGGTATGCGTTGGCATTTGCTCAATACCTTGCACAAAGCGATGCCATACACGACTAGCGAACAATTTCTGCGCGATGTGATGGCTGGTATTTACCCAAACGTAACACCACACGAAATCCGCCAACAGTTGGAATACCTTTCCGACCGTAAGCTAGTGGATTTGACAAAACAACCGCACGGTGTCTGGTTTGCCGATATTAACCGCCTGGGTGTCGATATTGTGGAATACACCATCGACTGTCAAGCAGGGATTGCCCGCCCTGAAAAGTATTGGGCATAGGAGGGGGACAATGGCTCCTCGTTCAAGTATCGAAAAACTGCCTGAAGATGTTCGCCGATGGCTGGAACGCGCCTTAACCGAAAACGGTTTTTCGGGTTATGTGGAATTGGAAAACCTGCTGCGTGAGAAAGGCTATTCCATTAGCAAGTCAGCAATCCATCGTTATGGACAGCAAATTGAAAGCCGTTTAAAAGCGATTAAAGAAAGTGCAGAGCTCGCCAAACTCATTACCGAGCAAGTGGACGATGAAGGCGATAGCCAATCAGACGCACTAATGCGACTGGTGCAGACGGATTTAATGAATTTGCTGATTGAGGCGCGTAATGTGGAAAGTCTAAGTGTGAAAGACCGCTTAAAAGCACTGGGCATGATAGGTAAAAATATCGCGTCAATGACCACAGCAAGTGTAAAACTCAAAGAATATCAAGCCGAACACAAAGCCAAAGTGCAGGCAAAATTGGATGAACTCGCACGCACCGCAGACAAGGACGGCACAGACCTGCCAACTCTTGAGCGTGTGCGACAAAGTATTTTGGAAGTCTATGGCATCAACCAATAACACCGTTCTCTACGATTACCAAAAACGCTGGCTACAAGATGCCAGCCGTTTCAAGGTGGCAATGTTTGCCCGTCAAACAGGCAAAACCTTTACCACTACGCTTGAAATTGTGCTGGATTGCTTGGCGCACGAAGCCAAAGGTGAGAAAACGTGCTGGGTTATTCTAAGCCGCGGGGAACGCCAAGCGAAAGAAGCAATGAACGAAGGCGTGAAAGTTCACTTAAATGCGATGGGCATTGCCTGTGAAATTATGGAAGTGCCTTTCAAAGAAGATACCACCATTAATGCCCTTGAAGTGATTCTCCCTAGCGGTTCAAAAATTACCGCACTCCCTGCTAATCCTGATACCGCTCGGGGTTTTTCTGCTAACGTGTTTTTGGATGAGTTCGCCTTTCATCAAGACAGTCGCGAAATTTGGAAAGCCCTGCTCCCTGTGATTTCTGCTGGTTGGAAATTGCGGGTGGTGAGTACGCCTAATGGCAAAGGCAACAAATTTTATGAACTGATGACCGACCTTGACAATACCGAATGGTCGCGTCATCAAACGGATATTTATCAAGCAGTCGCTGATGGCTTGCCACGCAATATTGAGCAATTGCGCAAGGGCTTGAATGATGAGGATGCTTGGGCGCAGGAATTTGAGCTTAAGTGGTTAGATGAAGCCAGTAGTTGGCTCTCTTACGACTTAATTGACAGCGTGGAGCATCCGCAAGCAGGAAAACCGAAAATTACACGGGCAACCCTTGCTTTGTGGGCATGGATATTGCGGTGCGGGGCGATTTAACCGTGATTTGGGTGTTGGAGTTGGTGGGTGATGTGTATTGGACGCGCGAAATTATCACCTTAAAACGCACTAAATTACGCCATCAACTGGACGAGTTAAACCGCGTCATACATCAATACAATGTGGTTGCGTGCAATCTCGACCAAACAGGTATGGGGGAGAAAATGGTGGAAGATGCCAAATATCAACACGGCAAGCAACGGGTGCAAGGTGTGCTGTTTAATGTGGCGACCAAACTCAATATGGCGACCCTTGGCAAAAATGCCTTTGAAGATAAACAAATTCGTATCCCCGCAAGGGATAGCGATTTGCGTGCCGATTTGCACAAACTCAAAAAAATCACAGGCTCAACGGGGCAACCACGCTTTGTCGCTGAAAGTGATAGCGCGGGACACGCTGACCGCACGTGGGCGTGTTTTTTAGCCTTGCTTGCTGCTAAAGATGCCGTATTAATGCCAGTGAAAGCCCATAGCAGAAGACCAAGAGTAGCCGAAAATTAACACAAGGATATTAACAATGAAATATATTTTTATGACAGCTTGTGCCATTTGTGCTGCCTATTTGAAATTCCACAATATTGAAGGTTGGTGGTGGTTTTTAGTTATCGCCGTATTAGCATTTTGAGGATAAACAATGACAGCAAAAAAACAAGATTTAGTACGTGAAATTGCCACGCGCGCTAGTGCTGTGGATTATTGGGCATTTATGCACTATTTGCCTAACCCTGACCCTGTGTTAAAAAAATGGTAAGGACATCTCGGCATACCGTGAAATTTTATCAGATAGCCACGTGGGTGGTTGTGTTCGCCGCCGTAAAGCGGCAATTAAAGGGCTGGAATGGCGACTTACCCCAACGGGTAATAAAAAAGTCGATGACATTCTAACTGCACTTTTTGAACGTTTACCCCTTAACCATATCATCAACCAGATTTTAGATGCCACACTGTTTGGCTATCAAGCTTTGGAGGTGATG